GGGGCAGCAGCCGCTTCGCGACGCACCATGAAATCGTTCGATGCCGTCGGCTGCGCCTTGAGCCCGACGGACTGCAAGTGCTCGAACGCCGTAACCTCAAAGATTTCGTCGCGCTTCATACCGGCAGGGTCACCCCAGATCAGCGGGCGGCACGTCTTAAACTTCGTGTTCAGCTCGGCGACAAGCATATGGGTGAACCGCTCGAGGCCCATCGAGAACGAGACGAGCTCATGCACGACGTGCCAGCGGCCATCGATCTTCTGACCGAACACCGCAGCGGGTGTTAGACCAAAGTCTAAGCCGATATGGACTTCGACGCCCGGCACGATCTGGAGATCGTCGACCATGAGCGTGTCATCGTATTCAGGCCAGACGGGTCTTCCTTCCTGCACATAGACGTACTCGCCTTGGGCATAGCACCGGATCCAGTCAAGGTTCTTGCCCGCGAGCTGCTGGGCGTAATAGCCCGGCGGAAGGTTGTTGACGTTTTCAGCGGCAGGGTTTTCGATCCAGTACTTACCCGCCGCAAAGATCGCGTCCTCGGCCTCGATCGTGTCGACCACACCGCCGGGCTGCTTGAAGAACGACCAACGAAACGGGCCGCGGATCGGCTCCTTCTCGGCGACCTTGAACCACCAATGGTCATCGTCCATCGGGTTCGTGTCCATCCAGATTCCGCGCCAGGTCGGCCCGCCATGCTCCTTTGTTGGGAAACGACCGACGCGGTGCGTCAGGCCATCGATGACGGCCTTTGGCAGCTCTCGAGCTTCATTGACCCATGCGCCGGTGAGCTCGAGCGAGAGGAGCTTGCGGACGTCTTTGGGCTGATCGAGCGCGAGGAAGATCACCTCGCAATCAATGCCAGGCACGCCTGGTCGAGGCGGCAGCTTAATGTGATGCGTGATCGGTGGCGACCATCGCATGGCGCCCCAGGTGTTCTCGGGAAACAAACTTTGCCACGTTTTGATCGTCGTCGTCCGCAATTCGGGATAGCTGTTTCGAACGATGACGAAGCGCGTGTATCGGACATTGTCGACAGGGGAGGGCGCCTGCTTGACGGCACGCAATATGATCTCGGCAGCTGATGCATAGCTCTTGCCGGATCCGACAGGGCCAAGCAAACCACGCACGAAACTGTCGTCGTTCAGGAAGCGCCACACGGTCGGAGATTTCGAGAAATCAAGATCAAGACCCTGCAGCGCCTCCTGGTCAGCCGTTCCCTGCCTACGGCCACGTTTCGATTTGTCGGTCGCGCGGTTGGTGCGAGCCATCAGTTAAAACCCTTCTGATATTCCCTGAGCATCGTTTCTAAGCGATCGATAAGTTCGATCATCATGCGGCGCTCTTGCACCATCATCATCACGACATCGAGGGCGTTGTCGCGCTCACGTTCCGCGTCGCTAAGTTGTTTCTTGATTTCGATGAGATGATCCATCGTGATCGGGTCGCAATAGCGATCGTGCGCCATCATTTTTTTTGATTGAAATCCTGTCATCACTTTGCCCTCAACAATCGCTTTGCGAAATTTAATAGCAACGTGTGATGTGATCCACCGTGCCAATGTTTCCGTATGTATTTGAATTGATCGTACCACGACTGAAGACTTTCAGGGTGGCATCCGATAACACCGACGCGCTTCTGGATGATCGCCATCGGATCTCCGTTTGCATAGCGCGCTACAATCTGCGATCGGCCTTCTCCAACAAACGTGCAGCCGTCATAGAAGAACATTGTCTCTGGCTTGCCGAGCCAGTCTACCTTTGCGACGGATCCGTAGGATCGTCTGACGTCGGCGTCTGATCGTTTGATGTACTGGACGGGGTCAAGGCCATCGAGAAGATCGAAATAATTTCGTCCGGCCCAATAGGCTCCCATGCAGATCCCAAGATATTTACCGCCTCGCGCCACGAAATCAGCGACCGCATTTCCTTCCCGTCGCTTGAAGAAATCATAATATCGATCTGCGTCCCCGATCCCTCCAGGAAAAGCAAGAATGTCGACGTCGTCAAAGGTTCCTGCATTAAACTCGTTCTCGTCAAAAGTTTTGATTTTGAAATCGCCAGACAGAGCTTCGATCATGCCATCGATGCACGACTGAGAACATTCAGGGTCGTGTCTAAAGATGGCAATGGTCGGTTTCATATCAGCCAAAACGTCGCTGTGTTAGCAATGGTCGCACAAATAAAAATAACGGCCCACGGATAATTAGCTTCGTAAAGAAACGCAACTGCCGCGCCAGCATCAAGTGCCACCATCGCAGCCAATAAATAAACGCTCATCGTTCGCCTTCCAATCGTCGTTCTAAAAACTGCAATCTTGGCAATGTCACAGGCTTCGGCTCTTGATACATCTTCTGCAGCGTATCAATCCGCAACGCTTCCTTAAAAGACCGTGCCGTCATCTTCGACCGCTTGTCGTCAGTCACAGGTTTCCATTTCTTCGCCATCAGCAATTCCTATCGTCATCATCGCGCGGAGACATGCCTGACGACGTCATCTTGCCTCGCGTCGCATCGAGGCTGACATTTGGGATGAACCGGACCTTCGTGTTCGGCCAGGTCCAGATTTCACCCGTCGCGTCATCGGCCACGACCCAAAGCAGATCGTGCTCCTCGCCGTAGTCGATGACGAAATGGCAAAGCCCGACACCTTTAGGGGTGCTGAGCCAGACGCTCGGCTTTAGTTGCAGCATCGCCATAAAAAAGTTCCTCTAAAACAGAGTTCCAAAAATCCATGTCTGACGTCGGGTGCGTCGCGTCCTCGAACGTCATCTTCACCGTGTCTTTCGATCGATCAGCCAGGATCAGCATGTGGCGCTCGAGTGTCTCACGCAGCGCCCACTCGAGCTCGTCGCGGGTCATGTCAACGATCCGCTTCAGCCCATACGCCGCAAGCTCACGATGCGGACCATGCAGCTGCTTGACGCTATTGCTCAGCATGATCGACCTTTCGCCTCTCACGCCGTGGCTTGCGCTTCTTGGATGCGACAATCCGCTGCCGGTAGACGGGAGATGCCAAAGCCTTCGCTGCGGTGCTCCGCCTCTTTGGCAACCCTCTCCGCTTCACGCGCTTCGGCATTTACCTTCCTCAATGCTTTGGCGATCTCGTCACGAAGCTCACGGCTCCGGCCCGCAAACACCCGATACCCCCTAATCACTCTGGTCGCCCGCTCGGTTGCCCAGTCACTCTCCACTGCCTTCACCATCCGTCTCTCCCTCGATCTCTTTCGGACCACGCAAATTGATTCCAACAAGGCTCGGTCGCTTGTCCTGCTCATCCTCTTGTCCCGTCAGCCCCTCGACCTTCGCCAGCAACCGGAGAGCCGAGATCTTGTCATGCATCTCGACCTCGACCTGATTGCCGAACTGGGTCGGCGTCACCTTCACCCTCTTGATCGATCGCCGCGCCCGCTCGCTGAGATCCGAGCTCGGGACCACGTTTACCCGCACAACATTGCCGGCCTCGTCCGTCTGCCACGACATCACGTCGGTGATCTGCGCCGCGCCGATCGCAGCGATCTCCCCACGAACGGCTTCACGCCGCTCGATGTCGTCAGACGTCAGATCCCGCCGCGCTTGTCGTGTCGGGGTCTTCATGCCGCGTTTTTCCGCAGTTCCTCGGCAATGTCGCTCTCAACCTTCGCCAGCATCACTTCTGTGACCGGACCCGGCACAGGCGCGCCGGAAAACTCGCCGCAGAACGCAATGTAATTGATCGCGTCGACCCAGCTGTCGGTGTGCGCCTGGTCATAGGACAGCCGCGACAGCTTTACCGCCAGCATGATCGTCGTCACGTCGAACGGGGTCACGTTTCGCCCCAGCAACGTGGAAGCAAACACGGCGGCACGGTCAAACGAAGGTCGCGGGTCGCCGTATTCCTTGCTGCGGTGATTAAGGATTGTTTTCGCCGCAAGAAGAAAATCTTTGTGATGCATTGTGGTCCTCCAATAATCGATAGCTATTCGATAGAATTGATGCGTGTCAAGCCGCCGAGTTTTTGCGGGAAAATTTTTTGTGACGGCCCCCAGCGCGGGGCGGCGGGGGCGGGGGGGAAAGGGTGCCTGCGCCCACCCCCGGCCCCTTTTCGCGACCGCCGGCACCCTCGGCGGGGGGCATTTTCGCCGAGTCGGCGGGGGTTGTACAGACCCCATCCGTCCGTTTGACGTTTGTACGGGCCAGGATCTCGTCGGCAACGGCAGCGATCGGCACCACCGACAGGCGATTAGCCGCCGCCGTCCGCTGCATGATGCGGGTCAGCTCGCCGACATGCCACGGTTCGACCCCTGCCTCGGCCATCCGCCCGGCGTGGAAGGTCAACGCCGCCAGGTTCGGCTGGACGCCGACGACGGTCTCGATCGCCTGCTGGTATGCGATGGAGATGCGGCGGACGCTATCCTCGTCCACCCCTCGCGCGCCCGATCCTTCTTCCTGATCCCGGTCGGCCATCGGCTGCATCAGGTTCGCCGATTTGATTTCCTCGTATGTCGGCAGCGGATCGTTGCCGGTCCACAGGATCTGATATCGCTGCGAATATCCCCACTGGCCCTTCCTCTGGTCGTAATTGTTCGGGTTCAGCTTCCTGATGTAGGATGCCTTCTCCAATCGATTACAAGCGGCCAGGAACGTGTCGTCAGAGCATCCGGCTACTGCACCACCCGACTCAGAAGACGGCCAGCATACGCCCGCTCTGTTCGCGTAATAGCCTAATGCTCCAAGCACCCTTCGATCGGTGTCCGACATCGACTTGTCGGACAGGGCTCTGACCGGCAAGACGGCAAACGGTCTCTTTTCCCCTGGCGTGTCAGAAAGGGATCTCGTCATCGATTAACTCCTCACTTGGTGTCCTGACCTTGGTGATTGTTGCCCCTGGAAACGCAACCTTTGTTGCAACGACCAGGCTGTTCTTCTCGAGCATCCGTGCGACTTCCTCGATCGAGTAGGTGACGACATCCCGCTCGTTCTTGCGCTGCCGGTACGAGTTCTCAGGCCATGCCTTCACGACGCGCAGAATCTTGCCGTCCTTCATCGGCGTCTCGAGGATGTTTGCCTCGAGGGGTTTCTCGCCAATCTCGATCGCCTTCTGGATCATGACCCCGATGCCCTTGATCATGTTCGGCACGAGGCGCTGCACTGTCTCGTCGTCACGAGCTCTGACGGCATCATTGAGGGTGTCGACGTTTCGCCACCACTTTTTCCGTATCTCGTCGCCGACCAAATACGGCAACCGATCGACGCCCCACGTTTGCTCGGCGTCCGATATCGCTCGATCGTAGTCCCATAAAGCTGACTGGATCCGCGCGTCCTTGATGTCCCGCGTCATTCCGTGATCCAGCAAATCGTCCTGCTTTCTCGGTTTCACGACCCTCTTAGACGCAGCCATTTTCCCCTCCGTTGCGCGTAGAGGGACAAAGGGACATCCCTAAAGGGAAATGTCCCAAATGTCCCCCAAATGGACGGGAGGGACACAATGTCCATGTCCCCCAATGTCCCTCTGTCCCCTTTGCCGATAAGCCTTTGCTATTCATAGATGATCCATGCGCGGTCACCCGCCGTTGCCACCATTTTCATGGTGATGAGGTCCAACGACGCCCGACGGAACGATTTCTTCTTCGCTTCCGTCTCAGCCGGGGACATTTCGTAGTAAGTGGTGCGCCATAGATCGACCTTGACGGTCCTGACATTGGACGGGATCCGGTATCCGTTGGTCAGTTCACCGGCTTCTGCGACGGCTGCCTGGAGCGCGTCCATGACAAGCTGCTGGATCTTGGTGAGCCGTTTCTTGGGCTCGATGATCGACTGATCCTCGGCATGCTCGACGACGAGGCTGGTGCGGTCTGGGTCGATCGGCGACAGCTGGACGGTCTCCATCCGGTAGCCGATTTTGACCCCGTCCTCGCCGTCCTTCTGCTTCGTGATGGTCAGCTGGCCGACGCGATCGGGGCTGTCCTCGTCCGAGATCTTGACGACCTCGAGCTCGGCATCGACGGCACCGAGAAGAGATGAGTGACCGCGCTGTCCGCGGGCTTCGTCCTTGCCCGAGTGATGGACGATCATCACGGCGGCTTGCAAAGCCTGCTGCAGCCGTCCGATGTGGCTGATGAACGCCCCCATGTCCTCCGAACTGTTCTCGTTGCCACCGCCAAACGCTCGGGCGAGGGTGTCGATGATGACCAGGCAGGGCTTCAGGCTGGCATCCTGGATCGCCGCAATCAGCAGCTCGAGATCCTGCTCAGTCGACCTGAGATCGAGCTGCGCCTTGATGAAGTGGATCCTGACCTCATTGCCGAGATCATATTTCTTCATGAGCGCGTCGCGTCGTGCCTTGAGGCCTGCACCGCCTTCGCCGGCGAGATAGATGACGTCGCCGCCTTCCGTTTCCCGTCCGAACGCTTGCCGTCCTGACCCGATCATGGCCGCGAGATAGAGCGCCACAAACGACTTGTAGCTGCCGGGCTTGCCGTACAGCGCCGCAAAGGATTGTGCTGGCAGGAGATCCTTGATCAGCCACTTGACCTTCACGTCCTTCAGATCCGACCAGGGCAGCAGCTCGACCCGTGGCCGATCGGCTGGATCCGTGATGTCGTCCGTGTCCGGTGCATTGAGAGGATCGAAGAGCGATGCCGACTTGGCAAGCTCGATCAGCTCCTCGACCTTGTGGCTCTGCAGCCAGTCGGCGACGTCGCCTTTGCGATCGAGGCCTTTGAGGTGAAGGATGCGGATCGACTTGGCCGTGCCTGTCAGCGCGTTGCCGACGACCAGGGCGTGCTTCTCACCGGCTGCGTCATTGTCCGGTATGATGACGACGTTGCGGCCCAGGAAATGCTCTGTCAGCGGAGGCCACCACTTGCCGGCGCCCCCGTGATTGGTCGTCGCAATCAGGCCGCGCGCGATCATAGCG